CAGGTATAGGATATTATGACAATTCAGGAACAGGAACTATGAGGTTCTTTGGTAATCGAGGTGCTATGAATTGGGAATTTCGCGACGACGGAGATTCATTATTCTTGATGCAGTCAGATGGAGACTTCCACGCAAATGGAGATGTTATAGCCGCTTCAACAACAACAAGTTCTGATATAAGGTTAAAGAAAAATGTTAATGATATATCATATGGATTGAGTGAAGTATTACAATTAAGAGGAGTAGAATTTGATTGGAAAGAAAAAAGAGATGGTAAACACGATATTGGTGTGATAGCACAAGAGATAGAAAAAATTATACCCGAAGTAGTCCAAGAAAGTAAAGACTTAAATTCAGATACAATGTATAAAAGTGTTGATTACGGAAAATTAACAGCCGTATTAGTAGAAGCTGTTAAAGAACAACAAGTTCAAATAGAAGAATTAAAAGAAGATATTAAAAAATTACGAGGGAATAAATAATGGCAGGAGCAGCAGTAAATTTGTCAGGACAAATATTTTTAAGTGGTTCAGCAGAATCAGCAGGAGCAACTTCAACAACAAGTTTGTTGAATGCAGCACAAGGTGGTGATACATATAATGAATCTAATATTTCAAGTTTTTATAAAACAAATACAAGTTTAACTACTATAAATCAATTATTTAATACAAGTGATTTTACAAATGGTGGTTCTTATAATGCATCTGCACCACATAGTATGTTAGAATGTCGTGGTAATCAAGATACTTCTGGTGGTGGAGGAAGATAATAGGTTATGAAAGGTAGAGCCGCTAAAGCAAAATACACATTTACAGATACTCAAATATTAGATACAGAAATAGGTTGGGAAGTGATGTCCGATTGGGAAGACCCGATAATGGTCAAACACGCAGAAATCGTTACAAGAAATGGTGGTGATATCTTAGAGTCTGGATTTGGTATGGGTATTAGTGCAACACATATACAATCACACAATATTAATTCACATACAATTATAGAAATAAATGATGATGTATATGAACGACTATTAATATGGGCAGAAGATAAACCAAATGTAATTCCTGTTAAAGGTGATTGGGCTGATAGTATACCAACAGATAAAAAGTATGATGCAGTCTTTTATGACCCATATGGTGATATGAAAAATAAACCACTATTTCCCTGGTTGATTGCACCATATTGTAAAGAAGGAGCTATTGTTAGTTGGTATAACAATATACTAAGACCAAGTTCAGTTTATTCGGAGGGATACGAACATCATCATCATTATTGGGATAACGATAGAATTAGTTATCACGAAGTAGAATTAGAAATCCCAGAAGAAGCAAGAATAAAATGGTATTTAGAAGGAGAAGGTAATATTTATTATGCACCAGAGATAATTGTGGGTGAACAAGATAATAGAGATGAATTTAAAAGAATTTGGATGAATAAAAGAGGTCCAGTATAAAAAAAATTGAATAATAAAAAACAAACTGATATTTATTAACATATGACTTGGATAGTAGTAAAACAATATTTTTTAACAGGTTCACAAGACCCTGAGTGGGCTACCAAACAACAATTTTGGAGTCAATTAAGTGGTTCTGGTGAAACTCAAACTTTTTCGTTCGATAATGAAACAGAAGCCTGGGAAAAAGCAGTTGAACTACAAAACAATGATAGTTCAGGTCGTAGATATAAAGCAGTTAAACTATAAAGGAGTTACAAATGGCTGAAGAAACAAAACTAAAAAGTCAAATGAGTGATGGTGAAGCAGTAAAATTTTCTGAAGAAGAACTTCAATCATTACAAGAGTTACAAAATACTTATGCAGGTATTTCAACTCAGTTTGGTCAATTAAAAGTCAGTAGAATGAATTTAGAAAGACAATTTAATTCATTAGAACAATCAGAAGAAGCGTTAGAAAAAGCGTGGGACGATAATCGTCAAAAAGAAACTGAATTAGTTCAATCTCTAACTGAAAAATATGGCCCAGGTTCTTTAAATCCACAAACAGGTGAATACACACCAGTTAGTGCTGAATAAACCAAAAACAACTAAAAAAATTAGTATCGTATAACACTTTTGAGATTATAAGCTGATATTTATTATTAGTTTTAATTTCAACCAATCGGAGAAAAATAATGGCAGAAAGAATCGTTAGCCCTGGTGTATTTACACGAGAAAAAGATTTATCTTTCTTACCACAAGGAATTTCTGAAATTGGAGCGGCGTTAATCGGGCCAACACAAAAAGGCCCAGCATTCACACCGACAATTATCAGTAGTTTTAGTGAGTTTGAAGAGATATTTGGAAGTCTTGACTCTCGTTTTTATGTCCCTTACACGGCTAAACAATATTTAAAATCTGCTGGTACAGTAACAATTGTTCGTGTTTTAGCAATTGGTGGTTATCAAGCCGATACGCTAACACTATTTGTTAGTGGTTCAACTGGTGATAATCCTTGGCAAGACAAGGTTTTATCAGTTTTAGCCCCTACAAGATTAGGTAGTTCAGCCGTATCTTTTACAGGTTCAGTCAGTACAGTTGGTATTGACGGAACAACACTTGGTAGTCATACGGGTTCAGTATTACACTTTACATCTTCAACTTCCGCTCAAAGTTTTGAAAAAACATTTTCATTTAATACAGGAAGTGATGACTACATAGATAAAGTTTTACCAAGTGACCCACAAAACAATACTTTACCAGTATATGTATACAAGAATTTTAAATCATTTCACGGTGATTTATTTTCAAAATTAACAGGTAGTTTTGTTTCCGCAACAAACGAAGTTCAAGGACTGAATTTATCAGACGGAGCAACTGGATTTAATGCAGACGGAACAACACCTGCTTGGACAGGTAATTCTGATTACCAGTATGCAAGAACACCTTACATACAATCACAGAACATTGGTGGTTCTAGGTTTAATTTATTTAGAGTTTACACTCGTTCACACGGAAGTAATGTAAATAAACACTTCAAAATCAACATCTTAAATGTAAAAGATGCTGGTAGTGTTGCTGGTTCTGATTACGGAACTTTTTCATTACAAGTGCGTTCAGTAAACTTTAGTAATGACCCTAATAGACCTGACAATGATTCAGTAATGGAACAATTTGATAATTTAACATTTGACCCAAGTGAAACTAATTATTTCGCAAGAGTAATTGGTGATAGATTTGTAGAAATAGATTCAAATGGTAAATTAACTTTTTATGGTGATTATCCAAACAAAAGTAAACACATTAGAGTAGGAGATTTTTCAGATTTAGAAACTTTCCCAACTACTGCAGTTCCTTTTGGATTTAACAAACTAAATGTTCCTTTTGGTTCAACAGATATTGCATCAACAAGAATAGTAACTGCATCATTTAAATCAAACCAAAGTTCATCAGTAGCAGACTTTGACCAAAATACTTTCTATGGATTTGATTTTAGTAATCTAAACAATAGAGAATATTTATCACCAATTCCAAAGGTGAGCACATTAACTGGTAATAATGTTACTATGTCATTGGAAAATATGTTAGGTTCTGACGGAGCTACAGCAGTAGCATCAACTTTCGCAGACCAAACAGAATTGATTACACTTTCTAATTCAGCTATTGAACAAAGAAAGTTCTCAATTCCTTTCCAATTTGGATTTGACGGACAAAACCCAGCAACTCATTATGCTGTTGGAACAGACATTGCAGGTTCAAACACACAAGGATTTAATTTAAACACATCAGCTGATAGTGGTTCTATTGTTTACAAAAGAGCTATTAACGCAGTAAGTAATCCTGACGAGTTTGATATCAATATGTTAGCTTTACCTGGTGTAATTCACGGAACACACACAAATGTTACTAATCACGCAATAAACAAAGTTGAAGATAGAGCGGATACTTTCTTTATTCTTGATTCAGCATTGTATGGTGATTCAGTAGATACCGTAACAAGTAATGTAAGTTCATTAGATTCTAACTTTGTAGCAACTTATTACCCGTGGGTTAAGATACTTGACGAAAACACAAACAGACCAACTTGGGTGCCACCTTCAGTTGTTTTACCTGGTGTCATTGCATTCAATGACGAGGTAGCTTTTGAATGGTTCGCTCCAGCAGGTCTAAATCGTGGTGGTTTAGCAGATGTTGTTGAAGCACAAACAAGACTAACTCATAGTGAAAGAGATAAGTTGTATGAAAATAGAGTTAACCCAATCGCTACTTTCCCTGGACAGGGTGTGGTAGTGTTTGGTCAAAAAACTCTTCAAGGAAAACCAAGTGCATTAGACAGAGTAAATGTAAGAAGATTGTTAATCGCGTTAAAGAAATTTATCGCATCAACTTCTCGTTTCTTAGTATTTGAACAGAACACAACAGCAACAAGAAATCGTTTCTTAAATGTTGTTAATCCTTTCTTAGAGGATGTTCAGTCAAATAGTGGTTTAAGTGCATTTAGAGTGGTTATGGATGATACAAATAATACTCCTGATGAAATCGACAGAAATCGTTTAATAGGACAGATATTTATTCAACCAACAAGAACAGCAGAGTTTATCGTATTAGACTTTGTAGTTCAACCAACAGGTGCAACATTCCCTGAATAATAGTTAACAAACTGAAGAAAACCCCACTTTTTAGTGGGGTTTTTTTTATTATAAAAACTTTCAAAAAACTTTCAAAACATAATCAAATATATTTAATCATTTTTTCGGTTTCGTTATATTTATTATTGAATATAAAACACGGAGAAATTTATAATGGCTGAACTATTAGACCCATCAGAAATTATGTTTACACCTTTTGAACCTAAGACACAAAATAGGTTCATTATGTATATCGAAGGTATACCAGCCTTCACAATCAAAGCAATGAATAGACCTTCTATTCAGTTTGATGAAGTTGTCTTAGAACACATTAATGTTAAAAGATATGTGAAAGGTAAAGGTGCTTGGCAACCATTAGAAATTACTTTGTATGACCCAGTAGTTCCATCAGCCGCTCAAGGAGTGATGGAGTGGATTAGAGAACATCACGAATCAGTAACAGGTCGTCAAGGTTATTCTGACTTCTACAAAAAAGATATTACTTTTAATCTATTAGGACCAGTCGGAGACATTGTTGAAGAGTGGACTTTAAAAGGAACTTACATTGAAGCAGCTAACTTCGGAACATTGGATTATGCAACATCAGACCCAGTTGAAATTGCATTAACTCTAAAATATGATTATGCAATCTTACAATTCTAAGGAAAAGTGAATGAGTTATCCAATAGGTAAATTTAGTAAAATCTCAAAAGTAACAGCAAAAGATTTTTACGCAACAGGTTCTGAAAAAGGTTCAACTGGATTCTTCATTTCTGGTTCAGTTCACGGAGATTCGGTATTGACTTCTCAACACGGAGAAGCAGTAGCCGCTACAGAATTTCAAACAGATACCGTATATGAATTAGGTTTGTCAAGAGTTAGTGGTAGTAGTGTAGTATATTTGTTATACCCAGACCCAAATAAAATTTTATAGGAGATAAAAAATGGGATTTAGTGAAATATTTAAAGATAAAAATGAATATAATGAAAAATCAATAATTGGTTTTATGTCTTTCGCAGTAATGACATTAACTAGTATTGTTGATATGATTACTGGTGCTTTTGGAAGTGAATTAGTAATTCAAGAGTTTATTTATAATTCATTTGTTATTATCACATTAGGTTGTTTTGGTATCGCCGGTGCTGAAAAAATCTTTAGTGGTAAAAAATAATATAGTTATTTAAAAGGTTTTAAACAAAAGGAGTAATAATGACACAAAACAACTTTCCTACGGAGTTTATAGAACTGCCGTCTAAGGGACATTTCTACCCAGAAGACAATCCTTTGTCAAGTGGTAAAGTAGAAATGAAATATATGACTGCAAAAGAAGAAGACATCTTAACATCAGTTAATTTAATTCAACAAGGAATAGTATTAGAAAAATTATTAGAAACATTAATAGTTGATAAATCTATTAGTTTAGATGATATGTTGCTTGCTGATAAGAATGCACTTATTGTTGGAGCAAGAATATTAGCGTATGGTAAAAACTATGAATTTAATTATACAGATAGTTTTGGTGAAAAAATTAAAGGTAAAATTGATTTAACTAAATTAAAAGAAACAAAAGTAGATTTATCCCAATATGAAAAAGGACAAAATATTTTTAACTTTACTTTACCTAAAACAGAAAGACAAATAGTATTTCAACTCACAACAACTAAATTAGAAAAACAAATTGCAGTTGAAGTGGAAGCATTGAAAAAAGTTTACAAAGATGTAGAACCAGAAAATTCAACTCGTTTAAAATACCAAATTATTTCAGTTGACGGAAATCAAGATAGAAAATTTATCAATAACTTTGTAGATAATGAATTCTTATCTATTGATTCATTAGCGTTTAGGGAACACATAACAAAAATTACACCAACTATCGACTTCAGAGCAGAAGTTAAAAATAGTCAAGGTGGAAAGGAGACAGCGACGGTACCTATCACCGTTGGGTTTTTTTGGCCTGAGTCCCGAGTATAAACGAGATATCCACGAACAAATTTTCCAAATAATCTTTTATTCAAAAGGTGGATTTACTTTTTCAGAAATCTACAATTTACCCGTTTATCTAAGACAATTTTACTTTAAACGATTGGTAAAAGAATATCAAGAAGAACAAAAAGCATACGAAAAAGCCAAATCAGGTTATAATTCAAATCCTAACATAAAAACCTAACTTCGTTATATTTATTAATGTAAACGGAGTAAATATGGCAGTTAAATATAAAATAAAAGAAAAAAAATATCTTGATACTTTTTTAGGTAAAATTTTCAACAATATAGCTAAAGGTATTGAGTCTAAGGCTGTAAAAGACTTAAAGAAAAAAGACCCTGAGTTTAAAAAAGCTCACGAAAAAGGTGAAGAAGCAGTAAAAAAAATGCACGACATCTTTAGAGAAAGAGGTCTAAAAATTTACTAAGTTTACAAAATTTCAACAAACAACATCACGATTAAACTATTATGGCGAATAACAAAAGAAGAATGGTAAAACCAGGAGAATCTTATAGAGATTCAGGAGCTTCGTTTGCTCGTTTAACTAAAAAAGAATACGAAGAATTAGTTGCAATTGAACAAAAAGCTCTCGACATTGAAAAAGAAATACAAGACACTGGTAAACAAAGACTTAAAGATTTACAAGAAGAAGGAACGATAGCCACTTTAATGGCTGGTAAAATGAAAGAAACGAGAGCGTATTCTTCTTTACTGAACGAAGACGGCACAATGCGAAAAGATTTAACATTAGAAGAACTTGAAGCCGTAAAAGAGGGGATAGCCGTTCAAAAGGAACGAGGTGCTTTAGAAAAACAAATGTATGACCAAATGGGTGATATGTTGAATCCATTACAAACATTAGAACAAGGTTTTATGAAAATAGTTCAATTTGCAAAAGCATTTACTCAAGTGTTAAAATTTAACCCAGTGTTAGCCATTGCAGCCGCTATGATGGCGTTATTAGCTTTAG